TATAAGGAGCCATCACAAGTTTTGTCTATGTTGTTAGATAAGGTCACTGAAGAGGGTCGTCGTTTGGGATCTATTGCTGATATGAATATTAGTGATATGTCTGCTAATTCTCCCGTGGGTACGACGTTAGCTTTGTTAGAGCGTCAGTTGAAAACGATGTCTGCTGTGCAGGCGCGGGTTCATTACGCTATGAAGCAAGAGTTCAAGATCCTAAAGGCGATCATTCGTGACTACGCTCCTACAGAGTATGAGTACGAACCCACCTCTGGTACGAGGATGGCTAAGCAGGAAGACTATGACATGGTGGATGTTATTCCCGTGTCAGATCCCAATAGCTCGACGATGGCTCAGCGCATCATGCAGTACCAAGCTGTGATGCAGATGGCTCAGCAAGCTCCCCAGATCTACAACTTACCCAATCTCCATAGACAAATGATTGAGGTTTTGGGTATTAAGAATGGCGAGAAGCTAGTCCCAACTCCAGATGATGAACAACCGCGTGATCCTATCTCTGAGAACATGGCGTTCTTGAAGGGTGAACCTACTAAAGCGTTCATCTATCAGGATCAAGATGCTCACATTGCGGCTCATACGACGTTTATGCAGGATCCAATGATTGCTGCAACGATGGGACAGAACCCTATGGCTCAACAAATGATGGCGGCTATTCAGGCTCACATCGCTGAACACTTAGGATTCCTGTACAGACGCAAGATTGAAGAGCAAATGGGTGTACCGCTTCCTCCTCCTAACGAAAAATTGCCAGAAGATGTGGAAGTTCAGTTGTCAAAGCTTATCGCAGAGGCAAGTGCCCAGCTTTTACAGAGCAATACCGCTATGGCTCAGCAGAAACAAGCTCAGCAACAGGCGCAAGACCCGCTTATTCAGATGCAACAGGCTGAATTGCAGATCAAAGCGGAAGAACTCAAGCGTAAAACTGCAAAAGATCAGGCGGATATGGCTTTAGCGCAGGCTAGATTGGCTATTGACTCTGAAAGAATCAAAGCAGAGAGCCAAAGAGAGGCTATGAGACTGCAATCCCAGCAGAAACAGACCGAACAGAAGCTTAAAGCTGATGTTATTACCAAAATGACGCGAGGCTAAATGACTAAACCGCTAGTATCCCTACTAATGGCTGCGTATAACAACGTGGCTTACATCAAAAACGCTATTGATAGCGCAAAAAAGCAGACTTATAAGAATTGGGAACTGATAATTCTCGATGATGGGTCTGATGATGGTACGTGGGAGCTAGCGGAGGTCTTATCTAAGGGTGATAAACGCATAAAAGTCCACAAAAATGGGGTAAATATTGGCTATAACAGCACAATGTTGAAGCTTTCTGGGCTTGCAAAAGGGGACTTTTATGCTCATTTTGACAGCGATGACATGCTTGAAAGGTATGCTATCGAAGAGATGTTGCTGGCTTTTGACCAGCTACCGAACGTAAAGTTCATTTACTCTGACTTTGCCCAGATAGGTAAGAAGGGTGAGGTCGAACATTATTCCCCAAGTCCTACATTTGATCCTAACAAATTACATCAACACGGCTGGCGGCATTTTGGAATGTACCGCTCAGATGTAATGAAGCACATTCAAGGTTACAACGAGAAGCTGGCTAGTACTAATGGCTGTGCAGATGGCGATTTGTTTATGCAAATTGTTGAAAAGTTTCCTGCGGCACGATTACCTAAAGTGCTTTATTTATACAGAAACCACGGAAATAACATTAGTACTAAGAATGCTAAGTGCGAAGCGTGTCCATTAAGAATGGATTGTAACTTTGCACGAGTATGGTGTAAGTCGGCTAACTACGACATTACTACTTTTAAACCAATAGAGGTGCATCATGGAACTGAAGATATTCGAAGTCTTGAACCAAAAAATTAATGAGCGGGTTCAGGATATTAGTGGATCTTTATGTGACGGCGTAGCTAAAGACTACGCTGATTACAGGGGAATGTGCGGAGTAATCAAGGGTCTACGAACCGCGCAGTATGAGTTGAATGACCTTTTAAGAAAAATTAAGGATGATGACGATGAGTGAATTTGATGTGTCTGCTGTTGATCTTTCTGGCCTTCTAAACAAAGAACCAGAGGAGAAAGCACGACAAGTGCCCGATCCCGCTACTTACCATATTCTTTGTATGCTTCCCAAAGCTGAAGAGGAATTTAGCGAAACTGGCATTTTAAAATCAGCCACTGCAATGCTTCACGAAGAATTGCTTTCTCCCGTCTTGTTTGTGGCCAAGATTGGCCCAGACGCTTTTAAAGACGAAAAGCGATTTCCTTCAGGAGCTTCCTGCAAAGTTGGAGATTTCATCATTACGCGACCTAATACTGGGACGCGAATGAAAATACACGGTACCGAGTGGCGACTGATTAACGACGATAGCGTCGAAGCGGTTGTGCAGGATCCCCGTGGAATTCAGCGGCCTAACTTCTAAGGAGTAATCATGCCCGAAATTGAAAAGCAAGAATTTAGTTTTCCAGATGAGGAAAAGAAACCTGCCGTCGAGGATGATGGCGGGGTAGATGTAGAGATTGAAACCTCTTCAAAAGAAACAAAATCTACTCAATCTAATGACGATGACGAGATTGAAAGATACGACGAAAAAGTAAAGAAGCGTATTGCTGACCTTCAGTCTGGTTTTCACAGTGAACGTCGCCGTGCTGAAGAAGCTTCTCGTGAGCGGGAAGAGGCTATTGCTTTTGCTCAATCTGTGGCCGAAGAGAATAAAAAACTCAAAGGTTCATTATCTGAGGGGCAGTCGGCATTATTAGAGCAGGCTAAAAAAGTAGTATCTAATGAAGTTGATGAAGCTAAACGACGCTATAAAAGTGCGTATGAATCAGGTGATTCTGATGCTTTAGTTGAGGCTCAGGAGTTATTAACTTCTGCCAAAATTAAAATGGAGCGAGTAAATAATTTCAAACCCGCTTTACAAAAAGAAGAAAATGAAGTAAAAATCGCACCTAGGGAAGTCCCTCGTCAACCGCAAGCAGACCCTAAAGCTGCTAGATGGCAAAGCGAGAATTCTTGGTTTGGCAGTGATGATGAGATGACCAGCTTTGCTCTGGGCTTACATACTAAGCTCATTAAGAATGGCATTGACCCTAACTCCGACGAATATTACACGCGACTTAATTCGCGTATTCGCCAAGTGTTTCCAGAGAACTTCGATCTGGATAACAACGAATCGGAAGCTCAAACGAGTTCCGCTCCTCGTCAAAAATCGAATGTCGTCGCACCTGCGACACGGAGCACCTCATCTTCCAAGATCCGGCTCACTCCATTTCAGGTAACGATGGCTAAAAAGTTTGGTGTATCCCACGAACTTATGGCTCAAAAAATTGCAGAATTAAGAAAAGGTAATTGATATGTCTGAAACTCAAACTCGCGCTAAACGTGACACTGAAAGCCGTGAGGCTGTTGCCCGTCCAAAACATTGGATGCCGCCCCAGCTTTTGCCTGATCCTCATCCAGAGCCGGGCTATGCTTTCCGTTGGATCCGTGTTAGTACCTTGAATAAGGAAGACGCTACCAATATCTCTTCAAAACTGCGTGAAGGCTGGGAACCCGTAAAGGCTTCTGACCATCCTGAAATTCGTTTGTTTGGATCTAGCAGTCATGCACAGTTTCCAGATAGCGTCCAAGTCAGTGGTCTGTTACTTTGCAAAACACCCGTGGAATTTACTGAGCAGCGTAATGCGTACTATCGCAATCAAGCGGAAGCGCAAATGCAGTCAGTAGACAACACCTATATGCGAGAAAATGATCCACGGATGCCTATGTTCAAAGAACGTAAGTCCACGGTCACTTTCGGAAAAGGTACTTAAATTTTTTTGGAGACTTAAAATGTCAATGACCAATACCCCCTATGGCCTACGAGCCATTAACCGTAACGACGGCATGCCCTATGCTGGCGCTACGAGTCAGTTCTTGATTAACCCAACCAGTGGCGCTGGTACTAACTTGTTCTTTGGACAAGCAGTTATCATTGATGCAGACGGTTACATCGCTTTGTCTACCGCTACCGGCGCAGACTTAACTACCAATAACCTTGGTGGTTCTAGTTTGGGTGCTTGGGGCGTTTTTGTTGGTGCATCCTACATCAACGCACAAGGCCAGCAGATCTACGGTCAGTACTACCCTTCCGGCACAACCGGCGTGGTAACTGCATACGTTATCACTGACCCTAACGTGACTTTCCAAGCTCAATTGGATGGCCAAGTTACTCAAGCCGCTCTTGGCGCAAACACCTTCTTTGCTGCTGCTCAGTCTACTTCTACAGGTAACACCCGTACAGGTAACTCTACCAGCGCCTTGGAGAGCACAGTAGTTACTACTGCCGCTGCGTTTAAGATCATCGGTTTCGCCTCCCCATTGACTGATACTTACACTGAAGTGTTTGTTAAGTTCAATCCCGGCGCTTCCGCTTTCACTAACGCCGTTGGCATCTAAGGAGCTAAATCATGGCTATTTCACGCGCACAACTGCTCAAAGAATTACTCCCCGGCTTGAACGCTTTGTTCGGTCTTGAGTACGCTAAATACGGCGAAGAGCACAAAGAAATCTACGAAACAGAGACATCTGAGCGT